GTCAAGAAAATTTCAGGAATCTTTAGAATTCCCAAATCTTTTGTAAGAGCAGAAGATTTTTTAATAGAAAGTCTCCACCAATCACAAAGGTTCAAGTCTTGTTGACGGTCTTTATCTTCACGACAGTAATAAAGGCGATAAAAAACCAAACCATTCTTATAGCGAACGGTTTTCCCTTTATTAAAATTCACTGCATCGTAGTATCCGACAAAGACCTGATTGATTTCACCTTTCGCGTCTGTATATACATGTCCGACTTCAAATTCCTTTACCTTGGGCACTTTCATATCGGATGTATAGTCTAAGATTCTTTGGTGAAGACTTGAACCTTTGCGAATAAGCTTCATTTGAGAACCGACAGTTGCCCAAAGAAGATCCGCCTTGATAATTCCGTTTTCAACACCGGCATTTTGAAGGATATCCAGCAAAACATCCTCTCGGAGATCGAATAGATTGCCTCTGGAATCTAAGACTTTCCAAGCCCGTCCACCTTCACAACGCTTTTCAAGACCGACAAGACGATATCCGCAAGTCGGGACATTCTTCTGGTTCAGTATCCGATTTTCATTCAATGCCTTCTGATATTCCTCGTTATCGAAAGACCATCCGAAAGCCCAGCTTCTTGCCGTCCCTTCGGTCTTTTTATTCCCCGTTTCAAAAACGAAACCAGGCATAGAAAAAACCATTTGAACTTCGTCTTCACTTACGGCTTGGGAAACTTCTTCTTTCACTTTAAGATATATCGTAATGTCTTCTGGAATCTTTCCAGTGATGTGTTTATTCATATTTTCCTTTTAGATGATATCCCTTAAACAGTAAAATTTATAAACTTCTTCTACTGTTAAATTTTCCCCATTATGTCCAGCTAGATTCGTTTTTAAAGTTTCTTCCGCACAATTGTGATAAAGAGATGACGTTCCTTTTTGGTCAACACGTTTCATCCTGCTGGAGAAGTTTTACATACCGGATTTTCCATATTCATTTCTATAGTATGCTTCGAATTCATCCCTTTTCATTCCATAAGTGACTGGAGCATCTACTATTGTAGAATATTCAAAGTAATAGTCTTTTAGTTTAACAATAATTCTAGACATTTGTCATCACCCGTTACAGACTAGGAACATAAAGACACCAGCCTTCATTTCCAGATTCCATTATTTTATAGTCGCTGAAATTGATCCACCATTTCAGGCAGATATCAGTAATTTCCTGATTACTGATATCGATTTCACAAGTAATGCCTTTCTTAAGGGCATCCCGCAATTCTCCGCGAGTCTTAGGTCGAAGGTATTCCATAAAACAATTTTCCTTTCTTTAATACATCACACAGGGGACAACGATAATTTGAACAGTTCCACACGCTTCACAAATCCATTCGTGTTCACCTGGAGTCAAATAGATATGTGTCGGCGGATTGTGAGTAGGCGACATGCAGGTCTTTTTATATTCTTTTTGATCTTCTTTTTTGTTGAACATATTTTCCTCTTTAATCATTTTCAGATACCTTTCGTGATGATGTGAAGTTCATTACACATTGCCTTTAGCTGGTTCTTAGACTTGAACACTAAGGAAAACCACATGTCGCCTGTGACAGGAACACCGTTGGCGCGAATCGCGATCATAATCTGATGCCGCATCAACGTACACTCTTTGTCTTCATGGTTCATAGTCTTTTCCTTTGATTGCTTTGAATGAAGACAATATACCACAGAGAACATAATCTGTCAATATCCCGACTGACTTTTGTTAAGAAAACCAAGAAGGGAATTGTGAAATAAAGTTATCAACAAGGAACTTTGTCTTCATGTCATTAAATGGATACTCAGTAATGTCCTTCGGACTCATAGGGACAATGACAAGAAATTCATCGCCATCAAGATGTTGACCCAAATCGGTTTCTCCGACAGCCGCACAGAAAAGGTGCATCTTCTCCGTCGTATAACCCGGACTCAGGAAAAATTCCCCAACCTTTCGAATCATCACAACCTTTCGTCCGGTTTCTTCTTCGACTTCCCGAACGGCGGCTTTCATCGGTTCTTCATTACCATCAATGCACCCTGCCGGGACTTCAAGCGTTTCTGCATTGGATCCGATACGGAATTGTTTGGTAAACAAAAACTTATCAGTTGCGGGGCAATAACAAAGAACGGCTACTGCATCCCTAACTCTGACAACTTCCCTCTTAATGAGTTTCCCGTCGCCCAAATCAACGTCAACACGATCAACCTTCACATATCCGTCATAAACTCTCTCTGTCATTATTTTATTCCTTTCCTTCTAATTAATATCCGTTCTGATATCACGCAACAAACCACAGGAAACAGCAGAAATAACATAATTCACAATTTTATATTCGGCTTCGAGTACCGTCAAATTAAAACTCCGCATCATTGTTTTAATAAGACCTTCCGGAAGAAGAATTCCGTAAATCTGAAAGTCAGAAAGTTCTGAACAAATGCTTTTCAGATCAACCTTTTCAAGATACCTTATAATTTCCGCACTATTCATTGTTTTACTTCTTTTCAATTGGGTTTTCAAAGGCTAAGGACAGCGCATCTTTAATCGCCTTTTCGGCGACCAGCTTCGCTTTTTCAATTCCTTCATTTACCGGACAAAGGACCAACGTATATTTGTGGTAATTAATCCAAGGGATGTCAATCTTATAACAATCTTCTCCCAAGTGGGAATAATATTCAACATAAATCGGATTCTTCAATCCTTCATTCATTTTCTTTTTTCCTTTTCCTTATCAGTTTAACAATATTCATCTGCCTTTTGATGAAGTTCGTCTATCTTCATTCCGTCCAATGCTTTAATTTCAGAGACGGCTAAGTCTTCCGAACTTGTAACATTAAGTCTGGCCCCCATCCACTCTACGAATGAAAGTTTACTACCGCTTGAAAGATATTTATCAAGAAGTCCGTCAACGAGTTCACAAGAAATCTCACCGTCTTTTTCCAAATAGATTTCTTCTTGAACCCGATTCATCGACATCAGACTCGCTTCAAAAGCGGTTCCGAGACCATTTGCAATGTAATAATTTCGCGGTTGGAGCGGGAGATCATTATCTAAATAGCGTTGGTAATCGAAAACAAATCTGCAACCGTCTTTTTTGTCAATACATTGGATGACATCCGCAAGCATGCCTTTCTGTCCCCAAGATTCATCCAAAAGCTTATCCGTCAGTCGGACAGTGACTTTCCCGCATCCCTGAACCACCTGTTTCAACGTTTGAATTTTCATGTAGAATTCCTTTCTTCAATAAAACCATTTGTGGTTTTGTATTGATATAGTATCAAAAGCTTTCTGGTTTGTAAATGGCTATTTTAAAAAAAAAAGATAAAGGAATTGTTCAGCAACATTCTCATCATTCTCCGCACAGACATAATCAGATCCAATTACTTTTTTGCCATCCTTTACTTTTTTAACATATCAGTGTTTTTTAACACCCGTGAAATTTTACGAAGTTCTTTTAGAACATTGGTATTCATACGAATAGTTGACCCGTATCTCAAAACACCTTCGGCTCCGTCACTATCCATCAAATCCTTAAAAGATCCAAAAGAAATATCAACAGATTCTTTTGTTGCGAAGTTGTTGATCGTTAACATCGAAAATGGACCGAGATTGTTTTCAGCGAATTCAAAAACAGCATCCAAAGGGGATTGACGTGACCTGGAATCAAATTCGAAAGTCGTAGAAATACCATGCCCGCGTACCCGCATAAGGGGATATTTGTGCATCAGCCACAACATGAACTTTTCACGATCTACACCAAGTTTAAACGGCTTGAATGCTTCCATCTCTCTAATATTAAAACCGAGTTTCTTAAAAATGGCAGGATTCCTGATGTCTGTTTCGTGTTCATGAATTCTTACTGTTTTCCCATTCGCGTAATTAATCCAAAATCCATCATTCATAGTTTATTTCTCCCATCCTAAATAAAATATCAAAACTTTTACTTTACATTTTCCATCATGATTTTTTTCAAAACGATGTCATTCCAAGGTTGTTTGATTTTACCGTCGAGCATTTGAAACATAAAGCCCGACAATTTCTTATTGTGACCAAGGATTTCCTTCGCCATTTCTTTACGGTTGGTCAGACATTTGACGTTTTGTTCAACAAATGAATAAGCCGCATCTAGCTGTTCCACCGTGCGGCGATAGGCTTCCTCAACCATCGAAGCGGACAAAGAAACAACCTTCGCGATTTCATAATCGCTATCTTCGGTAACTTTCTTGATTAGATCCTCGGCGGTTTTACAACCATTCGCGATGAAATAGTCAACGACGTTTTCAGTACTTCCTAGATGGCTTTTCATCCTGTGGAGAGCCAAATAGCTGATGCTTTTGACCTTCTTCAAGATTTGACCTTCACGGGTATAAACGACTACACCTTCAATACCTCTGAAAGCTTCAACGGCGTTCACCAAATCCGAAAAGCTTTCGAAGCGGTAGGTTTTTGGACGGTTGACACCAAACCTCTTAGCCTCAATATCCAAAATCATTTGTGGCAGGTAACTATAATCCTCATGATTGATGATAGCCGTCAACCAAAGCTGGGGAGTCTCCGTTTCTGAAAGGACAATGATATTGCTAGGAGTTGTCCACTCATAGCAAATACTATATCCGTTATCCAGCCAAGCGTTGTCGAAGGCATCAGGATACTTGGCGATAAGCTCATCAATTTCTTGGCCGTTTTTCATTTGACGGGCATCAATGGTTCCTCGTGTTCTGACAATCAGTTGACCACGGAACTTGCTGACGAGAAGACAGGAACCGTCGATTTTCTGGACAGCCGTCATGCTAGGATCGTTAATATCAAACGGTTCGAAAGCAGGTGCTTCTCCGTAATTCGTGAACTTGCGGAAACCCAAGCTAACGGGATCTCCGTCAAGAGTCCAAATACTGGAACGGAAGATTTTGTTTCCTTCGTTGAACTTGGTCTTGATATCCAATGGCCCGACAAGAACGCAATCAACCCCTGCAAAAACACAAGGGGTAAGTTTAAAACCTTCTTCTGCTGTTGGGAATCTGTCAATTTTCATGTTGTAAGTTCTTTCTTTCAATGCCGTCAATATATCACAGATTAATCTTGGTTGTCAAGTAGACAAATGCTTTTCAAGAGATTCTTTCATCTTACAATAGTATTTATTAATTACTAGAAATCCTAACTGATAGAAATAAGTTTTTTCAATGTCTTTGCACCATCTTTCAATTTTCGGGCAATATGAATATCCTTCTGGCCAACCGATTGTATGATTAAAGAAATCCTCAGTAAGATTCCAGTTTTCTCCTAAAGGAAATAAATAATTTCTAGCCCCTCCGATATCATCAGATTCGAGGAAAGGAATCAAGCCTGCGAGGAATACCCAATCTTCTTCTGTCAGATATTCCGGAGTTTCCCAAGCCGTTTTCCGACATCCCTTAGAATAAGAAAAGAAGGGGTGAAATTTTTCTTTTTTCATAAGTCCTTTAAACGAAAATTTGAGGAACTGTGGTCTTAAGAACGATTTCATATTCTTTCAGAAATTCTTCCTTGTTTTCAATGGTTCCGAAATCCCATTCAACACTCCATTTCCCAATTCTGCGAAATAATCTCGTCGAGTTCTTCGAAGTGTGCCAATCATCAGAAATGTAAAAAAGTCCATCGTTGTAGGAAATCAAAAAAGCTTTCCGAATATCCTTTCGGACATTAACAACATACCCCAAGACTTTTCCATGTCTTAGGACTTCAAGCGTAGCTTTTTGCAACTGATTAACAATTGATTTGGTTAGCTTGACAGTTACTTTGTAAACTTCAATTTTCATAACTTCACCATCACAATCTTTTCGTCCTTGAATAGGATAGTTTCGTCCCAGACAGGAATCAGGCCGATGCCCTTGGGCAATCCTTGTTGAACGCAATCTTCTGACCTGTTAGCTTCTGCGAGACGCCTGGCTTCGGTAAGTGCTTTCTTCGGAGACTTGGACATAGCAATGCCATTCCCGCTGACATAAAGATGTGCAGGCATTCCATAACTGGATCCAGTGCCTTCCGTGACTCTGACAATTGCTTTGAACATATTTCCGTCCTTTCAATATTCAAAAGGTAACATTTCCTTCCCTGATTGTCAATGCCTTTAGGGAATTAAATCTTAACTTTTTGAAGAAAATAGGAAATATAGTCCGGATTGTCTATAATATTCCAAAAGTTAACTTCTTTGCCGTCCAAAACCATATCTATGCTTGCTTTGGTAATAAAATATTGGTTTTCGCCTTCTATTTTGGCTTCAGCCAAAAGAATTCTGTTTTCAGGCAAAGAACCGTTTTCTAACCAGCCGGAAATAATATCTGTAGAAATATCAAGGAGAATACCCTGTGATTTGATTCTCCCGTTAATGATGGGGATAAGCAGAAAACCGTCAGTTTCTTTATCTTTCACCAAAATCGAATTATAGCGTACTCTTCTGCTCATAACACGCTCCTTTCTATTGATTATTTAATCATTGAAATCTATATCAGATAGAAAGGATATCGAACTAAATGAAACAATTCATAACTAAACTTGGTGTCTGCAAAAAGAAACCGGTCGTAATTTCAATTTCAAGAATGGATGATTCTTCTAATCAAAAACTGATTTTCCATTCCTGCCTTTCCTGTTTATATAGCAGAATAATGATTGATCCTTTTTCCTGTCCTGAATTTAAAGATCAATCAATAGAAATAATCGAATCCAAATGTCTTCCTTTCCACTGTGTCGGATTTGACTTCAAGATATAAAAAAAAGGGCGGAATATTCCGCCCTTTTTTAGAAACCACTTGGTTATTCCCAAATTACTTGGTCAAGCCAAGGAACTGATCCCAACCCTTCCAATAGCGAGAATACACGGTCTTGGGGCTCTGCGGCAGGCCGTCGGGAAGGCGACCCTCGATCTTCGCCCATGAATACGCCTGATGATTCCGGAAGCCGGCCTTGCGGACGATCTTGCGCGCTTCGGCAAAGCCAACGGTCTTGGATGTTGTGATGTCAGGAATCTGAGTTTTGGTAGTCTTCATTGTTTTGTCTTTCTGTTTTGAGAAAGGAGTGGCAGCCCCGTTACTCTGTTCTTTTTTTTGTTATTCCTTCTGCCAAAAGAAGATGTTCCTAAATAGATTGTTTTAGGTTAATTTTCAATACCTTATTACTTGATGGCATCCTTAAAATAAGCCTCGGAACGCTCCTTGAAACCTCGAATTTTCACGTAACCGCGATTGGTGCCGGAATAGCGAATGAAGTTTGCTGGAAGGATTCCATCCTTACGGGTCTTGACTTGGCTGATCTTGACCTGAAGATTCTTGACCTTCATGAGAGCAGAAACCGAAGACGGAAACTTAGTCGTATCCATTCCACCGTCATCGAGACGTTTCATTACAAGTTCAACGGCGGTCTTCATATCGAACTTGTCAGGATTAATACCGGAAGCCTTCTGCGCACCGGTAGGATGGGTGTTGGCGAGGGAATAGGAATAGATGATCTTTCCTTCATTGTTAAGACCTGAAGCTAAGATTCCGACAGGGGCCATTCGGCCATTCTGATCCTTTTCCTTGATATACTGCATAATGAAACGATTCTTCGGATTGATGTTCATACTTCCTTATACCTTTCTGGTTTTCTTGTTTTAAAGACTTGTGTCTTTTGAATGCAAACAATGTATCAAATGCCGTCATTCTTGTCAATGGGGTCTTTTTGTTTTTTTACATTTCTTTTTAGGAATGAAATTTTAAAGAAAGTCCAACGGATTTCCCATCCCGGATCTGACTCTTCGGGATGACTTGATTTAAAGGTTAAATGAGTAAACAGATACTTGAGAAACCTTTTCATGACTTTACCAACGAGATCCTTCTTTTGATGGTCATAAAGGGAGTTTCCTTTCAAAAACCAGACTTCCCAAAATTGTTTGAGATTTTCCACACCCTTCATACCAGAACCAAGACATCGGATTGTAATTCTGAAGCAGGTTAACGAAAGAATAATTATCTTCCTGATAGCGTTGAAATTCTGTTTCCATCGCCTCTTCCACAAGTCCGTTTTTGATAAGGTTCTCTTTCATGTTCCAAGGTAAGCTAAAAATAGAATTGAAGCATATCCCGAATTTATGACTGGATCCCTGCATCGCTTGCAACGTGCTTTCAAAGACATAGAAACAATTCGGAGCCAATGCCTGAAGATCAAGACTGATAAATCCGATCCTGTCCCTATTCTTTAGACAAAAATTTTGAATTTCATCACAGACACAAGGAATATGCCAACGGCAATCCGGTCCATAATGTAAAGCGTTCGTCTTGACAATACCGTTGCTTCCGGATTTCGATTCATTGTCAACGCCTACGAATTGGGTAGTTGAAGTGATCGCCCCTGTTTTAAGAAGCTGATAGCATGCCGTCGCCTTGACGTTCTTCGAATATTCACCCGCTGTATCCACAATGATTTTGTCTTCAGGTAAAGGACCTCCGAAGATTTCAATAATCGGATTGGCAACACATTCTTTTCTGAATGCGGCCTTTTTCGGACAGTAATCAAAATTTTTCTTAGACATGTTTAGAAATCTCCAAGAAGCGCTTATACAGCCTTTCCGTTACGGTCTTACGCAAACCGTTGGCAAATACCTGCTGGACTTCTGTAAGCTTTTGGAAAGCCTTATCGTCGGGTCTTGGAAGTCTTCCGTGTCTTGCCTTGAACTGTTCCAAAACCCAGAGACTTCGATTAACGGTTTCGTTCATGGGTTTTGGAGTTTCAAAACATTTTACGGGAATACCTTTGAAACTTATTTTTTTCATTTGTTCACCTTATGACTTAAATTCAGAATCAGGCAAGACAGATAATCGGGAATAGCGTCTGTCCTCCTTTAATGTATGAACTCGCAATGGCGGTAAAAGAACAGGTTGTGTGAAGACAGGGTGTCGGAATTCCGACACCCTGTCTTTTTTATGGCTATATATATTATTTTATTGTTCTTTTTATACTTTCTCCGGGCAAACCGTTAAGTCTGCGATAACTTCTTCAATCTTTTCGGAAGCACGGCTAAAGACGTTTCCGAATTCCAAGATGCTGTCACGATCTCCGAGAATCTTTTGATAGACATCAGCGATATACTTGATTTCTTCCATCTGAACAGTCTTGCCCTTGAGGCGACAAACCTGTTTCGTGACATTCTTAACGCTGTTCATCAGATATGAAATTCTCTTAGTAAGATCGTCAAAGACACTGACGGCGGCAGTATCTTTTTCTTCTTCTCCTCCGAAAATCCGCTCGACATAGACACATGCTTCACGTTTGCCGGCGACTTCTCCAAGAACGGAATTTAAAGCATCGATCTTATTCTTGAAAACGAACGGGATCATATAGACTCCACCAGTTGGCCTCTTGCTTACACCGAAGCATTTCCGCACGACATTCTTACAAAGAGTGCGAATGTCTTCACTATTATAGGTGCCGCGACAATTGTCAACCTTGTTAAGAACCTCATCCGCCATCGTTCCTTCCGCACTGATAGTTCCGGAATTCTTGTCAAGAACGACTTTTGTATTCTGAATGTAACTGGAATTTTCATGTTCTTTGTCAAGACTGATGCCGAGGATTCCGAAAACAGCCTTATTCTGGGTCTCGCTGATCTTTTCAACGACACGGCGCTTATAACCCCTACGGTTATGAAAACTGTCGATTCCGCGACGCACACATTCACGGTCGCTAGGGACTCGCATCATATCAGGATCAAGATTATACTTCTGTAAGATATCATGCATTTTCGTAACCCCGATATTGATATCTTCACGAACCATCCACCAGACATTCAACAAACCAAGTTCATTCATAGTTCCAAACCTTTCTAGGGATTATCCCTATTGTTTCTTTTGATGGTGTAACTATATCATACTTCTTCGGTTTTTGTCAATAGTCACAGATTAATCCCTTTCAAGTTCTCCGCTTTTAAGTTTTCCTTCAACTTCATCACACGTCTTTTTAATGATACAGGTGGAAAGTCTCGGGCAATCTTGACAGAAAATACAGATGCCGCAATTATCAAGACCAGCTTGGGCGAGTTCCATGATCTTATAAAAATGTGCGCGTTCCTGCGATTTCAGAAGCGTTTCATAATCTTCAAAAGATAACGTTTTCCTGTTTGTCGCCATTTTTTAAAATTTCCATTCTATAAAAACAGTTTCCCGCACACAATTAATCACGATGCTGAAACCTCTGGCTTCAAAATAGGTTTTAACCTTAGACATCACAAGACTGTCGGCGAAATAACGTGGAAGGACTCCTTGCTGTGTTGAAAGGAGGTAAGAAGAAATCAGGCCGTTGGAAGCATCATTTCTTACTCGTTCTTCAATTGTAAGGATGAAATTAGAAGCCTTTTGCTCCGCATCTTTTTCCCTTGATTGTTTCGCAAGAAAGTTCATGGTTTTAGCATCAAACCCATCATTAAACATTTTTTACTCCTTATGTCGATACGTGCATTAACATGGTTTAACCCTGTTGTGACAGCATGGGTGTTTCCTCTTCGATTTCGTGAAGGAAATTTAAGGACAAAACTTTGTAATTGGCTATGTCTGAAAGAGAAACCACGTATGAAAAGTGTTTTTTTGATTAACGTTTCTGACGCAAAGGTCCCTCTGCGTGCCGATGAAACGACTATATTTTTCATCCGTATCAATCCTATAAGGTATACGAAAAAAATTGTCCAAATGCACGATGTTACACTTGATTTCAAATTCAATACAACAATGATAACAGTAAAGTTTCATGCTTAAATCTTTGTGCAAAGTTGTTTGTAAAGTTTCACCGTCTTGTTCCCGATGGACTTGGAGATTCTTGACTTATCCGTCATGTCGATTTCGCCTTCTGCTTCTCGAAAAACGTCTTCCACCATCGCCTTGACGACCTTACCTGTATCTTTCAAATCTCTTGGATTCCCAAGCTTATCCAAGACGTGATTAAGCCTTTCCGCTACAACCCATTCTTCGGCGATAGAATCAGCATTTTCAATCAGTTTGGCCTTCTCAGGGTCGAAATCCTTGACATCCGGGGTGTTTTGCCGTTCCTGGAATTCCGCACGCTTATGCTTGCAAATCACACGCTTTCCCCATTTGTTGGTGAATTCATGGATGGGACGGATAACAATACCTTCCCGAACCGGAGGATTGAAACCAAACCTATCGGTATTACCCTGACACCCGTTCCTCGCCGCGATTTCAGAAGGACTATCCCTTTCAATATCCAAAGCTTCAACAGTAGCAGGAACCCGCTTAAAGGGAACGAAGTCTAAGCCAAATTCTTCCATAACCAAACGGCAGGCATCCGGCAAATCCCAGAACCGATCAGATGAAAACACATCAAAGGCAATGAAACGCAAATTTGACCCATATGTCTTTGACATCTTCTGCTGACTGCCGCCATATGCCTCTCCGTAAATGATGGCAGGCGTTTCCCCGAAAACCTTTTGAAAAGCAGCCGTCAAAGTTTCCTTGTTGAAAAGATTGACGAAGTTCACATGGCTTTCTCCACCCGCAAAGAAACTGACTTCTTTCCCGTTCCAAGCAACGTGTGAAGATGTTCCGTGTGCCTTCTCCATCGCGAAGACTTCTTTGAATTCAAGAACCGTCTGGTCCTTGTAAAGATTGAGAATGTGTAAATAAGAAATATCAACCTCCATTTTTTAAATACTCGTGAATAACCAAAGCTAGTTCCGGATTATCTTGTAAAAAACCTACTGATACATTACAGTTATTACAAAGCAATCCTCTAATTTTACCCGTTTTATGATCGTGATCTACCGCGAGACACTTTCCATTTTCCGTAGTGGTTTTACCACACACAGCACATTTTCCATCTTGCTTTTCAAGCATTTCATTATACATTTCTAAAGAAATACCATACTTAATTAACAAATTTCTGTTTTTTGCCTGTTCTTTCCTTTGTTTATAGTATTCTTTGTGAGAATTTTTGTATTCTTCTTTTTCCCTTAGTTCTAGCAAAAGGTCACTACAACATTCATGACAGTGTGGAGAATTGTTCTTTTTGCCTTTGGTGTGTGAAAATTCTTCTAAAGGAAGAACCCTTTTACATCTAGGACAGTACCTCAAACCATTTTCACGCAACTTGTTTACTTCTCTTGTTGTCAAAGTTCTTGTTCTTTGTCCATTTTCTTTTCTTTTCTTTAGACGCTGTTCATAACGACGAAGCATTCTACACGCTTTACACATCTTTTCATAACCAGAAATGGTTTCCCAAAATTCTGATAAAGGCTTTTCCTTACCACATTCTTTACATATTTGCGTTTGCATAAATCCCTCCACTTATACAAATAGGATATTTATTAAATCTTGTAGATTAAGAATGTGTAAATAACCGATAACCCACCTCTTCTTTCCTTTTAAGATTTGAAGATACTTTAACAGATATCCCCTAATTTGTCAAGTCCACAAAGAGTTTTTATCCATGACAAAAAAATAGATTCTTTATGCTTAAAGTCACGATAGTCTATAAGCAACAAAGGAATGTTGTTTTTCTTACAATATTCAGTTTTAATTTTGTCCCTTATCTGAAGTGTCTGAAATTCGTCAGCAGAAAGAGTTTTCCCCTTTTTGAAAGTAATTGGAGAAAAATGTTGCTCTCCTTGTAATTCTACAAGACACAAAAGATTAGAACCTTTAAAAATAGCGAAATCAAATTTCAATCTACGAACATAGAGGCAATCTGGAAAGCTGAATTGTGTTTGAAATGAATAACCATTTCTTTCTAAGAAAATCTTAAATTCCATTTCTGCCCTAGAAACCAAACATCCACAAGAAAGCTTGTGACCGCTTCTTAATAGAGAAACTTCACCATATGTCGTGCATCCACAATCACATAGGCATTTCCATAAAGATTTGTTTTTCCTTTTCCCCACACTTTCGATTGCAACCAGTTTGCCGAATCTTTCTCCTGTTATGTCTAATACTTTTGAACAAGAACCGCAAGAAGTTGTATGTCCACTTCGAATATTACCAGCCTCTGCAATAAATTCGATTCCGCATTCACACATACAAGAATATAGTTGTTTATGGTTTGTAGTAGAAAACAGACCGATAACGTAAAGTTTACCAAAGCTTCTTCCTGTTAGATCCTTTCGTCTCAAACAGCCACAACTTTTGGTTCTATCAGTTACTAAAGCCTCTGTCCTTACTGTTTTAAACCGACCACAAGAACAAAAACATTTCCAGTAAGTATGCCGATTCCTACTTTTCTCTTTTCCTAAAACCGTTAGGTTCCCGAAATGCCGCCCAGTTAAGTCTGTTCTGTTAGACATTTTTTAATGATTTAAACGTATCAATTAATTTGTGTTTATGCAATCCTGCCATTCGCATACCTTCAATTTTCTGTACAACAACCTCGTCTTCACAAATACCAGTACGAATATATTTGTCAAGAACATCATAGGTAAAACCAAAATTATCTTCATCTGTTTTCCCGCACATTCCATCCGTAGGAACTTTTACAACCAACGCCTCTGGCAATCCCAACTCGTATCCCAAAGCCTTGACTTCGGTAACAGTCAGATTTCCTAGAGGAGAAAAATCTCCGGCCGCATCTCCAAATTTAGTGCTATATGAAATGAAGTTTTCACTCAAATTACAGGTGTTCGCAACCCGTCCGTTAACACAGGCGGCAATTCCGTAAAGAGTTGTCATCCGAAGCCTAGCCGGGGTGTTGTTCCAATACACTGAATTGAAATACTGTCTAACTCCGCCGTTTTCACACACCATGCCGTCAAACCCGGCATCGATTTTTTTAGTCAATTCCTTATAGGCACTTCCGATATCCACGAGTATATGCTGGATACCCAAATGTTCTACAAGCTTGTAACTGTACTCAATATCATCCTGTTTACAGTTCGGCATCAAAACCCCAATAACCCGATCCCGACCCAAGGCTTCCACACACAGGGCAGCTACAACACTGCTATCTTTCCCTCCGCTGATCCCGATAATAGCCTTACATCCGTCACCGTTTAGTTTAAACCAGTCCCCAATCCACCTGACGACAGATTCCCGAATTCTGTAGTATGAGGTGTTATTCAGATACATTACGGCATCATTGTCAGTCTGGAAAAGAGTATTAAGTCTTCCATCACTCTTCCAATGCCAATTGCCGTCATCCGTTTTAAACCCTTCCCAATCAACTTCTGTTGTCCTAAGACAATCCCCATTTCTGCTAACGACAACGTCTCCGACTTTAATGTTTTTGAACATATTCTTCCTTTCCCCACATAACCAGAATAGAATAATATCCTGTTTCTTGCACCTTTTCAATATCTGTAACAGATAAGGAATCGTCAAAAACGGAAACACTGTATCCGAGTCTCCGAATCCTCGGCATAATATATTTGACAGTCCTCCCGATATAACCTGCGCTTGACTTCCCGGTTTCGCCCGCTTCAACAGAACGAAAAATCTCCTTTTCAAGAAGTCTTAAGCAACTTGCGTCGATCTCCCGTTTACGCTTGTCGGCGTCGATAATCTGTTCTTTCCATCTCGTGTAACGGGAAATAGCTTTCGCGACGAAACATGGATATAGCATTTTCAACCTTCTTCTTTTCCGGAATCGTAAAGAATATCCGTAAGAACAGACTTAAGCACGTCTTCATCCCTATCCCTTTCTCCTTTGGGAAGATTTAAAGAAGTGCTTCCGTAGGAATCAAAACGCCATGTCAATACACCGTCTTCTCCTTTTATGAAAATGGTTCCGGCACCGATGGCTTTTAATCCCGCCTTGATCGTCTCTACGGATTTTACGATTTCCCGAAATCCGTAAAAATCCATATCCGACGCAAAACCCACATCTCCGTTCTCAAAAATAACGTACCTGAAAATACCCAAATCTTCTTCCCTAACGTTATTCGGGTTCGTAAGTATCCGATAAGAATTCGTTAAAATCCCTGACATAAAAACCTCCCGTTACCATACGTTTTTGACAGCATACCCGAATTTCTGACAACCTTCCAAGAACATCTTGACACTGTGCCGTTCCCGGTCGGTTTCTAAATTTTCTAAACAAATCGGATTGTGCTTTATCCGTTCCGTAGTAATCGGAGTTTCCACGTCGTTGATATCCGTTCCCAACCACCTGTTAAGATGTTCTCCGCAGACCCGGCAATCCAAGAAACCTTGATCTAATCCGTAGTCTACACTTCCACAAATCTTCTGAACTTTATTCGAAGCCCGCGTAAACCAGTTCTTCTCTGCCCTTGTCATCGTCTCCCGACTGACACAATCTCCAAGATTCCCGTTTCTTTTAACCCGGTAGGCAATCGCATCGTATCCCATAACATTCTCCTATCTATTGTCAGGTTGAAGCTGTTGTTCGGCGTTTTTGGCACCTTCGATAAAACCTTCAATTTCATTGCGCAGAATAAAAAATCCGTCTTCATTCAATTCTGCTTCAAAAAATGAATTAGATGTGCTATTCTCGTTTCTTTCATATTTGAAAGAATCCATCAATTTGAGAACATCTTCAAGAATTTTTTCAACCGGTCGCTTCATTTTTCTTCCCTTCGTTTAATCTGTAATAAAAACACCGAACAAACACCTCTAAGATTTGAAAACAACTATAAAATACCATATGCCTTGTAATTTGTCAACTGTTCCGGATAGAAATCCTTAAAAAAAAATTAATTGTCTAAAATCCCGGATTTTCAGCTACAGGTATCAGAGAAATTTAATCACTGTCAAACAAAACCTGGCTTTAGCCGTCCTATTCCTTTTAACCCTTTCCTTCTGTGTCCCTCTGTCTGATTATCAGAAAATAATCCTTCCGAAATAAAAAAACCTGACTTTTGTTTTTTACGGATTTTCAGCTACATATATCTGACCCTTTTTATCACTTGTCAAGCTTTTTAAAATTTAGCCGTCCTATTTTTTATGTCTTTATACCTGTCTTGTCAACAGATAATTTCAGAAGCGAAATTATCTTTCATTGTTATAACATCATTTAATATATATTTATATATCTCTACAGGGATTCCGATAAGGGATAAAAATCATATTTAAGGACAATGAATAAAATAGAAGTAATCTTTTTATATAGATAGGATTTCCCCGACATACCATATTTAAGCCTAACTGTCAAGTTTTAACTGTCAAGTTTTAACTGTCTGGTTTTAAGAGAATTTTATAAGTCGCGTATTTCCGACATTCAAATTCTGAAAATTTTTCTTGACAGAAATTTTTCTTGACAGAAATTTTTCTTGACAGAAATTTTTCTTGACAGAAATTTTTCTTGACAGAAATTTTTCTTGACAGAGGGC